TATCTATCCTTTCTCCTCTTTCTTCTTTTACCTTTTCAATTTTTTTTACTTCTCTCTTCTTTCTCTCTCTTCTTTCTCTTTCTTTCTCTTCTTTCTCTTCCCCTATCGCTCCGGCGAAGACGGTGGGAACGGATTCAACACTGCGTAAAATGCCTTCACCCGTTTATTTACCAAAATCCTCGATACATCATAGCTCATGATACTGACCCCTTCTAATGATTTGATTCGCGACAAGGCAACATAACTCTGTCCGGCTTCAAATACCCCACTACCAATATCAATAATACACCGGTCCAATGTCGCACCTTGACTTTTATGTATCGTTATCGCCCATGATAATATTAGCGGTATTTGCGACACACCGACACCCGGTATATTTTCACTCAACCATGTATGATAATTCACCGTCATTTCAAGCCCATTATTGAACCGCACAATCGGCAACGGTGGCGGTCCGCCCATAACTGTCTCCGACATTCGCACGATTACACCTTGACTGCCATTACATATCGGCGTAGCTGATGTCGTCAGTGCCTCTTCCATATTTATAACACACATCACTTGCGCACCGACTCTCAAATGGACCGTTTCATCACACAAAATACTGTTTTTTAACGAATTCATTTCCGCTGCAATGCGATCTTTTGATTGTGAGGCGCGTATCTGTCGTTCCTTATCTGACAAAGGCAGGTCCGTCTGATATTTCAACACGTATTTGTAGGTATCGCCTTCTGGGTCAAGAATCGCCAGTTTTTCCATTTCAAGTCGATTTATTTCATCGACACGACTTCGTGTAGCGTATAATATCGTCGGTTTTGTCTGCGGCGTCCCATCTTCAGATACATCCGGTAATAGTACGCCGACGCGTGACCGAAGAATTTCATCCGTCCGGCGTGTAATCCGCCCCTCGCGCACTTGGTTCAGGATTTGACAATACACTGGGTCATTCTGGCGGAAGATTTGCTTCAGTTGTATATGGTTTTCTTTCGGAAAGGTATGGAACCAACTATCACTTTCAAAGCAGAACCGCGCATTATCTGGGTCTTCGGTATTCACGCCCACCGGTGGAAGCTGATAGAAGTCGCCGCAGAAGATGAGTTGGATACCCCCAAACGGTCGAGAATGGCAATTTCGCGTTGTCTTACCGACCATGTCTAATATATCAAATAGACGTTTCGACATCATACTTACTTCATCGATAATCAATGTGCGCGTCTTTCGCCAATCCTTCTTTTTTAAGAAATTCTTATCCACGCGTTCTACGATTCTCTCGACATCGCCATTCGCAAGCCCTATTCCCGCCCATGAATGGATTGTTTTCGCTTTACAATCAAGCATAACCGCGGCGCATCCTGTTAGCGCGCAAACTTGAATATTGTGCTCTCGTTGCTTCGCGTATCTATAAATCTCTCGGATAAGCGCCGACTTGCCAGTCCCGCCCGGTCCTGTAATGAATACATTCTGCCCTGATGTATATTTCGCAAATGCGTCCTTTTGTTCCTGCGACATATTTTCACGAAATGATGTATCGTCGATTGGCGGCGGCGGTGTGGTCGCGGTCGGCTGCGCTGGTGCGGCAGCAGTGGGGGTCGGGGTGGGTTCTGGCGGCGGCGGCGGCGGCGTCGATGATTTCTTCACAACTGTTGTGTATTTACGTATATCATGCGACAACGATGATTTCATTATGGGAATTCGTCTATCGAATATCATATAAAGAATAATACAATTCAATTTATCATGTATTGAATTACTATTATATTCATATATTCGTATATTGTAATATAAACCCATTTTTCTATAATATAAGTAATGAACCCTGTCGCCTCCTACGATTATTCATCACCGCCATCGCAATCGGAAAGTAATATAATGACGAGTATAAATCTTAAAGTATCTGAACAAGTAAAATCGAATGTATCAGAACCCCCCATATGTAATGAATATTTAGAACGTCTGAAAAAATCACAAGTTATACTCGAAAAATATCCTGACCGCGTTCCACTCATCGTTCAACCGTCAAAAAATGATCGCGAATCTTACCCAATCGATAAATCAAAATACATCACACCGAGAGATTTGACGCTTATGCAGTTTCAACAGATTATACGCAAACGCATTCATTTTCCACCAGAAAAGGCATTATTTATGTTCATTAATAATAGAATATATCCCATTACATCACTTATCGGCGCTATATATGATGAAAATAAGGATTCTGACGGGTTTTTGTATATCACATATTGCCAAGAAAACACGTTCGGTAGCGGCATCGACGCCGACGTTCATCAAACGTAAAGGGATAACATATATAAGTATAAATTCATAGAAACTATATATGTTATCTATTTTTCATAAAATAAAAAATAAGATACTTTCAAAGAAGGAGAACAAGCGGCAACATAAATATCACGTAGTTTTTGATAACAAAATTATGACAGTGGATTTAACGAATGACCCGAATGAATCTGCTACGCCACCGCCACCACCACCACCATCTCCCATAATTACACAAAGGCTTTTCAATATCGAGGTCGATGAAACCATCATAAAGAAAGATTATGAATTACAAGACCTCTTGCTTACGATGAGAACATACCAGTATGATGTTAAAAATGTAATACTCGAGAATAAGATCGAAGAAGCAATTCATAATATCCCCGCAGCATCCGACATCATGAAAATAAAGCTCAGATTATTGTACATTATTGTTGCGAATAATATCTATAGAAACCTATTCGAAGAAAAAAAACATTATAGTTCAACACAAACAAAACATTATATTGGCGTATTTCGTTATAATGACTATATTATTCGTATTGATGACTCGCCGTATAGTTTTATAAACGAATCTGATGTCGTTCACGCATCATCCACGAAGCTCCATAATAATAATATTATACGTCCATTTTTGATATATACAAATATACGTCGAAATTCAAAAAATGAAATTTGCGATTGCTTGACGAAGACATGTGACTGTAACTATAAAGACGACGACCATGACGACTACAATGCCGCCGCACTGACCACCGACCACGCAGGTATTAACGTCCGCACAATATCATACAACAAACTTCGACGAAATACAATATCATTCAGCATACAGCATTATGTAAAAGATACAGTTTCAATGTATAATTGGATAAAGGATCATATAGGGAATAGTGCGTACAACCGATTTTCGTCAATACAGCACCCATTCTTTATTCATTTGTTTCGTGAATGTGCTCTTTTACTACGCGAAATTCACAATTCTTCGATTGTTCACGGCGACATCAAACCAGACAATATTCTTATTCGCGAGCATGCCGATTTCAACATAAACCATCACGAGAAATGTAAAAACTTCACAGTATACTTAATCGACTTCGGTCTATCCGGAATTCATAATGTCGGTGTCGGAACCGGTGGGACAATACCCTATTGTCATCCGGAATTCAAAAACATTGTGGATACGAACCGTTCAAGCAAATATAATTGGAAAACTATGAATAAAAAACATGACGTGTGGTCTCTCGGCATTTCATTTATTACCATGTATATTTACCGAGATTTTTATAACTATTATCATAAATACCCAGACTATTTTTTTACGAGACACGGGTATGTGTCGCCATTAATAATTGATGTTATTACGCATGATAAGCTCAATCGATTATTTTCAAGGTTGTTGTCCGAAGACTGTATATCCAGTGATGAATTGTGTGATTTATTACAAGAAATGACGGCATCATCGTAATACACAAGACCGCGCGCGCCTTTACAAATTCGACGCCACCACCGCCCCCACCGCCGCCACAGGCTCTTGTGATATAGCGATATCAGATGATATAATCGCGGTTTCTAATTGGTCGTTCGCAGAAGTATTCGGCTGTATCGGTTCATTCACCACTTTCTCTGTTACCGCATTCATCATACTATATGGATTACTACTGGTTCCTCGTAATGATTTCGGTAAATATTGGTCCTCCACGGATGGGGTATATTCTGGAATTGTTGCGCCGTCGCTGCCCCCCGCCCCCGCTACCGCCGCCGTAGAATGTATTTCCGCCGACGACGTATTATTCGAACTCGCCAGTGTTGTCTCTTGAAACTGGGTTTTGATAAATGCGCGTTTTTCAAGAGTGTCGCGCTTGGTATTCATGTTCTGAAGTACATTCATAATTAATTGCGGGGCAATCGATACAGTATTCATATGTGTTCGATACTTGAAAGAGCAAACGCTTGTTTCATGAACAATAAACTGGATACTATACCACCAATACGCGGGAATAAACATCGCCATTCCTTGAAATAACTCGACTTCAAGTGTTTTGATTTTATCGAAATCGTCCTGATACTCGGGCTGAACTTTCCATGGATTCACTGGTGTTCGGAATTCGAGTATATCATAGTCACTAATCGGGTATAAATATCGTGTGTCCTTAGGTGGGATTAAAAGTATTTTGATACGACCTTGTGTGACAAGGAAGTAATTCCTATAATTCACTTCATATCGAAGTGGTGTGGTTGTACCGGTTGATGCCATCATTATATCATACATACACTTTGATACCATATACGGTCGTAAAAATTCATCGTTCAGTTGGAATATCTTGATGAGGCCAGTTTCGTCAATAAAGTCGGCGTTATGTTCGCTGAAATACTTCATATCTGTGTCTTTTTTGAGGACTTCATGTGCTATTTTGAAAGTGACCGGAATATATAATACCGGATCATCTTCCGTACCTTTTTGTGGGGTCTTGTCATGAGATGATGACGATGCCGACGACGTTTTTGATACGTCGCGAATATGAATATCAAATGCGCGATAACTTGTATGTATTGATTGATATGATAACTGCGTCAATAATTGTTCGTTGTAAAATTCAAATGTCGTTGGCTGTCGTATATCGCATACTTCCTCTAAACGTTGTTTTGATGGTTGTTCTATTTCATAAACTTCTAAATCATTACTTCTTTTCAAATGAAAATGAACATGTAAATATAAAAATAACACAATACAAAAAATGAAAATTGAAATTACAAGCATTTGTAAATATGAATACTATTACATGTTCATATTTATAGTTATTTTTTTATACGCGTTATATTTCGCTTACTACAAGGCTTATTGGTTCTGGAAAATGGGGCATATCTGAAGAATCCTCATTAGATTGTATTTCCGGTGCGGGTTCCTCTACGGACGGTGCCTCTGCGGGTGGTGCTTCCTCTGCGGGTGGTGCTTCCTCTGCGGGTGGTGCCTCTACGGACGGTGGTGCTTCTGCGTGTGCTTCCTCTGCGGGCGGTGCTTCTGCGTGTGCTTCCTCTGCGGGCGGTGCTTCTGCGTGTGCTTCCTCTGCGGGCGGTGCTTCTGCGTGTGCTTCTTTATATTCACTCACAGAAGGTGTTAATATTATTTCGGTAATTTCAGATGGATATAACCCATCACCGTTCAATCCATCGTCTTGATACACGACCGACGATTCGCGTTCAACAACATTCGCGGATTGCAAAGGTGTATTCGATGCCGTGGATTGTTGATTCAATATGCGATAAAGCATAATGTTCATTTCATTCATCATTTGTTGTTGCGAATGAATTAGCCCGCGAAGCTCTTGATTTTCCTTAACAATAGGCTCTATCTTCATAATAACTTCAGCGAGATTGGTATCATTCACAATCTTGTCTACAATTCCCTCAACAAACTCACGGCTATTCGTCAAATCCTTCATGACTACCTCCATCAATAGTTCGGTTTCCTCATCTTCTTCAGCGATGGCGTCGTCGTCTTGGTCGGCATGGGATTGACCGTCGTCGCTCCGGTATTCCGTTTCCTTATTTACAACCGGCATTGTTCGCTCATTCTTCATGGTCGAGTGTAAATAATCCAATTGTTCGATCATATCTTGAATCACGGAATGATGTTCTGCCAGTGTCGCGTCGTGAGATTTAAGTATAACAACCGGAGGCGGAATTACACCAGTATCAGTCATCATACATACGAACGGGGATAACTTTCGATTCGCAGGCGATGCCTGTGCCTGTGCCTGCTGTGCCTGTGCTTGTGCTTGTGCCTGTGCTTGTGCCTGTGATTGCGCCTGTGCTTGCGCCTGATAAGCCAATTGTGTCGGGACCGGTTCATGTAATGATTTTACCGGTTGAGGCTGCTCCTCGCTGGGTTTTCTATATTTGGGATTCTTACGAGGAATACCCTTCTCATAAATAAACTCTGGTTCGTTTGTATTGAACATTGGCTGCGAGTTATTACCCTGTCGTTGTGCGGTGGCGGCGTGCTGCTGCTGCTGCTCGTGTTGTTTTCGTTCCTCGGAAATCTCCATTTGTTGCGCAATCGCGAGTTTTTGCTTAAGAATTTGGGTTTGGATTTCATTTTGTTTCTGAAGAACTCTCAGTTTATCTACGGGTATCGATGAACCTTGTGTTTGAATCAACTTCGTTCGTTCAGACAACTGATGTTTTATAAGCTCTATATTTTCATAAATATTAATAGGAATATTCGGCGCGGATTCTTTGGGCATTATAAATGGTGGCGATTGTTGTACGCTCGAATAAGGGTTCTGATTCATTATTCCCTGTAATGTTGGCTTTGAATACGAACTCCCGCTATAATAAGAACCAGAACCGGAGTTGGACTGAGACATAGGTGTGTTGGCGATACCGCCCCCTATTGCCATAGTCGAAGAAGATGCTCGACGTTTTCTTGCTGCTGATAATGCTGCGCTTCCACTCATTGTTTTCGCGTGTGATAGATAAGATTATATCATGTAATAACACATTAATTCTATATTATTTTCGCATTTTCATCTTCAAGGAATCATAACTTTCATAATTTAAAACGCGAAAATCTTCAAATGTATAATCATTGATGTCATCTCTCAACACCGATATTTCAACCCGCGGAAAGGCCATGGGCCGACGCATTAATTGCGTCTTAAGTGTCTCAATGTGGTCGTCGTAAATATGCGCGTTTCCTAAATAATATACGAATTCGTGTGGTACTAATCCACAATGCTTCGCAAGTAAATGCGTCAAAAAACTATAGGACGCAATATTGAACGGAACGCCTAAACCCACATCGCCGCTTCGCTGGTATAAAGCACATGATAATCGATTCATATTATCGACGTTAAACTGACAAAGTATATGACATGGTGGAAGCGCCATTTCGTCTAGCTGACACGGATTCCACGCCGACATAATCAATCTTCGGGAAAATCTCTCAGTAGGGTGTTTCAGGCACCGAATAATCTCCGCCAATTGATCGACTCCTTTTCCCGTATAATCTGCGTCGCAGCCTTTATATTCTGCGTTGAAATGCCTCCACTGATGACCATAAACTGGACCTAAATCGCCTTCGGCGTAGTGCGACAATCCGCGTGATGCCATAAAATCTTGTGACGCATTATCGTCCCAAATATGAACGCCGGCGTCATTTAATAAATGGTTGTCGGTTTTCCCCTGAATAAACCATAGTAGTTCTTTCAGGCATGTCTTCCATGCCATTTGTTTTGTCGTTAGTATCGGTATCACGCCTTGCTCTAATGAAAATACCATCCCCGCGCCAAAGACGGAAAATGTTCGGCCATTTCGACTATTATGTTCGTGGTTTTCTGCCAGAATATCATAAATAAGATTTAGGTATTGATATTCGAGGTGTGGGGGCGATGTCGCGGAATCTGTATTCGGGGTTGTGTTGGCTAACACTTCCAATTTCCCGCTGTCTTTATTATGTTCAACCTGATAATGTGGGGTACTATTAACGCGCGCAAATCGTCGAAGCATTTTCTCTCGGATGAACGGATATAGAAGAATACGCGGGTGGTGTTTAATTCGTATTTCATCCATTCCATCCATTTCATGATTCCATCCATTTCATGTATTTCATCCATTCCATGATTCCATCCATTTCATGTATTTCATCCGGTAAATAATATGTAACTATGTATATACATATTCATCGATGGAGGCGTTTGAAGAAACTGTAAAAGAGGGGTCGAAGCGCGGTAGTTCGTTCGTCGATCACGTATTTCGTTTAGATGAGCAGCAGCAAGGCGTTTTACTGAATATTGTTCAATATACGCTTGTCGGGTTTGTCCCAATTCTCGTTATGTTGTACTTGGTTCGCACCTACGTGCCTGAGCCCGACGACCACAAGGCGACCCTCATGATTTTAGTAGAAATCATCGGCCAGATTCTCTTCATGTTCTTATTTATCTACTTTATCCATAGGTTGATTACATTTATTCCTACTTATTCTGGTTACAGATACAGCGAGTTCAACTTCACCACCACGATTTTAGGAATATTGATGATTCTCTTGAGTATTAAGACAAAGTTGGGAGAGAAGGTCCAGATTATCGTGGAGCGCACGATTGAACTCCTTGGCGGCGAGACCAGCTACAACGGTAGTATGGGTGGTGGTGGTGCGGGAGGCGGCGCACAGGGTGGCAGCGGTGCTGTCCGCATTACTCAGCCTCTGTCGCAGCCTTACGCCGGTGGTATGCCCAGTGGAATGGTCGGCGGCGGAATGGCGCCTCCTAACCCAGTCCTTACCACCAGCCGTAATACTGGAACTGCCGACTACGGTCTCTCGCAGGCTAGCCAGCAGCAGCAGCACTTCAACAGCACTTACGCCCAAAATGTCGGCGGTGGAATGCCCGGTGGGATGATGTCGTTTGAGCCGATGGCCGCGAATGAAGTAATCGGGTCGAAGTTTTGAACCTTTATTGTTGACATACTTATAAAATTGAAGTAGTCTTTTTATAACTATTTATTGTAGCACACGGAAATGGACTCTGATAAACAAAAAATCATCGACAACTTCAGGACGCACGTTAAAAACGTCGAAATATGCCTAGAAGGGCAAAATGTAGCCCATTGCGGAAAGGAAGGTCATTGGCTGGAGAAAAAAATGGGTATAAAACCTAACGGGAAAAATGAACCAGACATTTTGGGGTATGAAATGAAAACAGGTGAAAGCGTAACCACGTTTGTAGATAAGGCGCCAAATAGTATGTTTATTGACGGCACGCCAATCCCAAAAAGAAAAAACGCACAGGAAAAACGACGATTTTGGGAGTTGTATGCTTCCAAAAAAGAATCAGATGAACCTACGATAGGAGGTTGGAGCGGTCACCGATACAATCTTTCTGGACAAAAACTATACGTGGATGAACAAAATAACATAAATGTTACATACGACTATTCGCACGACCAACGACCACACAAGGATAGCATCGCTGGGTTGAACAAAGAATCGCACATTATTATGCAATGGAACGCCGACACATTGAAAACCACAATTGAAAATAAATTCAACCAAAAGGGATTCTTCAAGTGTGTAAAAGAGCACAATAAATTCGTTAAAATATGTTTTGGAGGGCCGATTACGTATGAATTTTGGATAGACAAGGTAAAAAAGGGTCTAATCTATCACGACGGATATTCAAAGGTCAATGGACGCGGTCGTCATGTATTTAGAGCCGCCAACAAATTCTGGAACGACCTGATTACTGAAGAGTATTCGTGATATACTTGCCTAGGTGATACGCGAATCTACACGCGACGGCATTTCCTATCTGCATTATAATATCTTTGGTCGAGCCAGATATTATATAATCATCGGGGAAACTTTGTATACGCTTCAATTCGGTAATTGTAAGTCTTCTGATTTCTGTATCATTATATTTAACCAACGCATCATAACCGTCTTTCCAGTATCGCGCCGGAATCGTGTATGAAGGTTTTTCTAGGTCCAACATCTGTGCGCCAAACCCAAATCCTTTCTCTTGGTTCACCTTCTTTTTATTTATGATACCCGCAATAGCGCGCTCGCTCAAGTAATATTTCTGCTCTACATCTTCTTTCGGAATAAGAACAGTTTTCACGGGTATTCTATCCTGAACCGTCTTACTACATGGTTGCGGCTCTTTGGGAATGATATTCAAATCTTTCCTAATACCGATTATGATCGTGCGTCGGCGATTTTGCGGAACTTCAAAATCGCTTGCGTATAGTTTGGTAATTATACAATTATAGTTTTGTGTGAGTTTAGACATTATAATATCGATGACATTTTCACCTTTGGATGTTTTTTTTGAGAGCATACCTATGACATTTTCCATAATAAACGCCTTAGGGTTGAAATATTCCAGATATTTTACGTATTCCATGAATAATGCGTTTCGGGGATCATTTTTATCACGCTTACCTGCGATACTGAAACTTTGACAAGGCGGACCTCCGACCAATATGTCAATGTCTTTGTGTTCCGTATTGTATAGTTCATCAAACTTTTCAGGGCCAAAAGTTGTTAAGTCATGGCAATATGCGCTGTGTTCAAAATTCTGGTTATAACTCTCCACGGCTTTATCCCATACATCAATTCCGGCGATTACATTCAATCCTGCGTCGGTTAGACCTTTTGACATACCACCGCATCCACAAAATAAATCAATTACATTCAAACCGGCTAGTGATGGAACCGGCGCGACAGAATCGTCGTCTATTGAAATAGGATGAACCTCGTGGTTTTGTAACTCCGTATTCTTGCCTTGTTGTATCATTTCAGCCAATTGTGATTTATTCTTTGAATGATAATTGGTAATCCCCAGTTCTTTACATACCTCCAGAAGTTCGGTACGTGTTTTTTTTGATATAATGGCGGTTTCGCTAAGTGTGCTCATATATGTGTATTACGAATATAATCTTGGGTTTATATCAATTCATATAAAGTGAAATATAATCAATTTTCCGCAAATAAATATTCAATAAAAGCGCCTGTTTCAAACCCGACGCGACCGTTCGTTCAACTCACTTTCTGGCCATTTTCCACGGCTTAAAAATGAATGTTCGAGAGATTTATTCAAATCAAACCCATTGGGTAAAAATACCTATACTTCTTATACTTTATTATACCTTCTTATACTTTATTATACTTTCCTATAACCCACCAAATAAATGTCAACTTTGCCATTTGCGCCAGCGGTTTTAAAACATGTTTTTGCGCATTTTCAACTTTATCGTCACAAATATTTTTCCAACCGAATTATTTGTTACGATAACTTTTTTCATGCGCCGCCATCGGCCGTCCCCGCCATTCCAAAAGACGACATTTTTGTTGACATTTATACTTTTGGTGATATTTATACTTTTTTATCACACAGACCATGATTTAGACCTAAATATAATATATGTATAAGGTAACAAGAGCATAATCATCGAGCGGTGATATTTATCACAACCCCAAATATGCCGTTATTTTATTGCGAAAAGTGTGACTATACTACGTCTGTAAAATGTAATTATACAAAACATCTTGAGACGGAGAAACACCTATCACCGAAAAGTATAAATGTCGTCTTTCATGTGCAACCGGCCGCCGCACCCCCCGCCGCCGCCGCCATCGCCATCGGCGAACCCAAATTCAAATGTTCAGAATGTGGAAAACAATACGCGACCCAACGAAGCCTTTGGCGACATTCAAAACGGTGCTGCCAACAATTAACAATCCAAGAACCCCACGTAAAATATGATAATTCGATTTATGAGAAATTCACAACGACCGTAAGCGAATTATGTAAATCAAATGCTGAATTAAGCAAAATGAACCAATTACAACAATCACAAATCCATGAGATGTTCAACTATTTTGTTGGGTCATTACAACAACTACAACAGCAACAGCAACTACAACCGCAACAACCGCATAACTACATCGTCGCAACATCTGATGTCGGCCAAAGTGCGACTACTGGCGCCGCCACCACCACCACGGCGTCGCCCGCTACCAACGGACAAACGAATATAACGAACAATCTACATTGCGTCAATGTCAATGGAAATATGACGAGTAACTCCAACAATAAAACCATGAATATCAATATGTTCTTGAACGAAGAATGTAAAGATGCGATGAATATGTCAGACTTTGTGAAAACAATAGAATTAGACACCGATGATATGGAAGACGTAGGAAAATACGGATTTGTCAAAGGAATCTCTAAGATATTTATTGATAATCTTGAAAAGACCGAAATTACCAAGCGTCCAATTCATTGTAGTGACGCACGCCGAGAGATTCTATACATCAAAGACGACAACAAATGGGAACGGGAAGGTATTCACAGTAAGAAACTTGTAAATGCGATACACACAGTAGAACATAAAAATGTCATCCTAGTAAATGAATGGGCGAAAATGAACCCTCAGTGTGAAAATAGTGAAACCACAGCAAACCAAATCTATATGACGCTATCAAAGCACGCACATGACGGGGATGACGTGAATATAACCAAGGTTGCGAAACGCATAGCTAAAACAGTCACAATTGATAAATCCCCCAATTAAATTCCGTTCATTCCCCGTTCATTCCCGTTCATTCCCCGTTCATTCCCCGTTCATTCCCCCAAAAAGTAGTAAAGTTGCTACTTTTGGGGAATGTCCCAATAAATGTCCAAAACGCCATTTACGCCAGCCGTTTTAAAACACGTTTTTTCGTGATTTTCAACTTTATCGTCACAAATATTTTGGCCGCCGATTTTTTTGTGACGATAACTTTTTTCCCCATCGGCCGCGTCCATTCGGCGCCTTTTACACCTTTTCTCATTTAAAACGCCCATTTTATATGAGAATAACCTATAAATAATTCTTCCTTATTTTTCGTGTATTGTTTTTATTGGATACATATTTTTCTGGTCTTTCATATGCACCCTTAATTATGTTCATGTATTTATCTTTTGGAATATTCGTTATGGTGTTGATTATATTCTCTTTCAATTCTGCGTGTGTTAATCCGTCTAATTTTTGTAATAGTGATTTCAACATACTAAAATAATTTTCTATGGAATTTGTAAAATGCTGATAAGGAACAGCATATAATAAATGATTGTGTTGTGTTATTACATCTTTTACTTTTGAATTTCTATGACTACTTGCATTATCCATAATTATTAATTTATTTTTGAATTTGTTTGTTATATTTGCTTCTAAAAATTCCACCATTCTATCAGAATTTATTCCACTCTTTTCATATAAATCCCAAACAACTACACCATTTACCGAAATAGCAAATATCCCAGTATATTTTTTGAATACTTCTTGTGATTGTGTTTTTATTACACATCTTTTCCCTTTTTCACTATAACAGCGGTTACGCTTTTGGAATGACTTTATAGAGGTTTCATCAATACAAATAATATCTGCTTTTATTTATATCAATATCCTTACCAAATCGATTTACTGGTTCGTCTCGTATTCTCGTCATTTTCAAAGTAATATTATTATCGTGTATAATACGACTTATATGTGATTTATTCAAATCTAAATCAGGATATTTACTTTTCAATAAATGCAATAAATCCTCAATAGTGATGGTTTTGTTATGCTTGATTTCTTGTAATAAAAAATCCACATGTTCTTTATGCACCTTATACACCGTTGGCGTTCTTTCATATCCAGTAATTTTCCCATATTTTTTGTATTTATCTACCCAACGCATCAAACTTCGTCTGGAACATTTGAATATTCTACAAACTTCTTCTTGTGATTTATCCTCCACTAAATAATATTGGACGGCAGTTTCTTTATAATCACTACTCTTTTGGCGAGGCATTTGCTATATATATTCATAAAATTATAATAAAAAAATACACCAATCAAAAAGAAAATGATACAAAATTAAATTATATACCCAAACAAACTTAAAAGTTTCTATATTATAAGTATTATAATATGACAGACACAGAAATATCCTCAACCAAAATCAACCTCCGCGCTGAATTGGACGCAGAAATAACTGCGTTAGAAGGAGAAATAGCCGTAGCCAAAACCAAACGCATCTATGACCTCGCCGCCAAGGACGCAGAAATAACTGCGTTAGAAGGAGAAATAGCCGCAGCCAAAACCAAACGCATCTATGACCTCGCCACCAAAGACGCAGAAATATCCGAATTGGAAGCAGAGATAGCCGCATCCAAAACCACTTGAAATATTATTGTAGATTCCATTTCAAAATAGATAACGCAATCAAAACGGATGTTTTGCTTCCATATGCAACTTAAATAATCCTTTTGAAAAATTACCAAAATCACACTCTTCACAGTAATATTTGAACTCCTTTTTCCTTTCTTCTTTATTTGCGTGGTTATTCAAATAATGAAGTTTCATATTGGTCGTTCGCGTAGTCGTATAATCACATATTTTACAGTTTGGTTCAAATACCTTATCACTTCTAGTCTTTCTTATCCCATTATTTTTATGTTTTTCACATTCTAAATGCTGTTTCCAGTGTGCAGGATACATACATTTATAATTACAGCATTCACAATAATATGTGTGTTCTTTTTCAATCGTTTGTTCCATTTCTGTTAGTTGTTATAACATATTATATTTATATAATATGCGTTTAAAT